TTGGTAAGAATAAAATGAAAGATTGGAAAGCTTGTGTGAGAACTTGGGAACGTAGAGAAACAAAGAAACCAACTATGAGTAAATTACATTCACAAATAAATGAATGGCAAGAAGCTAAAAAATTATTAAAATGAAACCACTAAAACAAGAGAACGATAAAGACTTGACTAACAAGGTGTTAGACTTAATTGCTAAAACATCAGTAGAAATAGGACACAAAATTGATAGAGATACTTTAGCTAGTCTAAGTAAAATATTTGCATCAGACTTAATACAAGAAAAAAGATTTGGAAATATGACTTTTAATCAAATAGAAGATGCTTTTAGATTAGGAGTTAGATTTGGAAAAGATGAACCATTTTTAAATATAAGAACATTTTACAAATGGGTTTATAGTCATAAAAAAGAAAGAATAGATAATGCTTATTATCAAGTTCATACATTAGGACAAAACCCAAAAGAAGTTAAATATTATCAAGAACCTATAAAATTATTAAAATGAATGAACAACAAATAAAATTATTTCAAAGTAAAAAAACAGACAATTGGGCTACACCTGATTATATATATAATGAATTAAATAATGAATTTAATTTTGATTTTGATCCTTGTCCTTTAAATTCTACATTTGATGGTTTGACAAGAAAGTGGGGAAAAAGAAATTTTGTTAATCCACCTTATAGTAATGTAATTGGTTTTTTAAAAAAAGCACATCAGGAATTGAAAAATGGTAATGCAGACTTATGTGTTTTTTTAACCTTTTCAAATACGGACACTAAATGGTTTCATAATTATTGTTATAAAAAAGGAGAATTAAGATTTATAAAAGGCAGATTAAAATTTGTTGATGAAAACGGAAAAACTAAAAATAGTGCAATGCGACCTAGTATGATAGTAATTTTAACAAAAAATAGTATATGAAAACAAAAGACAAGGTAAGATATTGGTTAACAAAACACGAACATCTAAGAGATAATGATTATAAATTATGCTGTAATATTTGGAATCAAGAATTAAAAGAATATATTATTATGGATAATTCAACTGCTAGAGATTTTTTAAGGATATATGCTTTAGGAAAACTAACATCAGCACCAAGTATTAAAAGAGCAAGAGCAAAACTGCAAGAAGAAGAACCTGGATTAAGAGGTAATAAATATAAGTTAAGAAAGAAAACTTATAACAAAGAATGGCGTAAAATAGCAGGGGTATGAAAAAAACTATAACTAAATTAAAAAAAGAATTAGATAAATGGTTTAGTCTATATATTAGACTAAGAGATGCATCTGATCTTGGGATGTGCCAATGCTTTACTTGTGGTAAGGTAGAACACTATAAAAAAATGCAATGTGGTCATTTTCAAAGTCGCAGACATTTATCTACAAGATGGAATGAGCAAAATTGTCAAATACAGTGTCAAAAATGTAATATTTGGTCGCAGGGCGAACAATGGAAATTCGGGATTAGATTAGATTATAAATATGGTGAGGGAACATCTGAAGAACTAGAAGTATTATCATTAAGAACACATAAGAAAGCAAGATGGGAATATGATGATGATATAAGTTATTACAAAAGTTTTGTTGATAATTTAAAAAAGGAAAAAGGTATTTTATAAAAAATTCTATTAGATTTGGATATGCTAAATCCAATATATACAAGTGAAGAACATAAAACACTTATTAATTTATATTTAAGCACTTGTAAAGAGTTTTGTAAAGACATCACTACTAAATCTAAATACAATAATTATTTAGAAGTGTTAGATACTATAATAGAATATCATAACAATTATGGCTCAGGAGTTAAGGAAAACAATTTTTATGATTGGATAATGATTATACCTATAAATGTATCAGTAGCAACAAATGCGTTTTTTGCAGGAGTAGAAACAAAAAGAAATGCTGCAACATTAAGAAGTTATAAGGTTGTTTTAGAACAATTAGTAGAAGAAGTTGTAGACAAGATAAATGATTTAGAATTGACTAATGACTGATATATATATAGAAATATCAAAATTATCAGATAAGTTTAAAGAAATGTGCTATGGTCTTACAACAGATGAAAACAAAATAAATAATTGTGTACAGGAATTAATGCTGTATTTTTTACAAATGAATCCTGATACATTGAAAAGTATTTGGGAAAAAGATGGAAAGCAAGGAATTATAAGATATGGTGCAGTAGTTTTAAAAAGAGCATTAACAAGTCCTAGAAGTCCATTTTATTATAAGTATGAAAAGTATTATACACGTATTGATAAATTCCATTGTGATCCTAAATCGGATATTACTAATATTGATTATAGAGGTCATAATATTTATTATAACAATTTATCAAACATTTCAGAAGAAGAAGAAAAATATCAATGGGAAAAATTAGAAGAAATAGATAAGCAGTTAGATAAATTAGATAGTTGGTATGATAGAGAATTGTTTAAGCTATACTATTACGAGGGAAACACATTAGATAGTTTAGCAGCTAAAACTAAAATAAGTAGAAATAGTTTATTTACAACAATAGATAAAGTAAGAACAATATTAAAAAAAGAATTAAGTGAAGATAACTAATGAATGTAATATGAAATTAATGGCAAGGTATAAAGACAATCATTTTGACTTAGCAATAGTAGATCCTCCTTATGGCAAAAATCCACATAGAAATAGAGATGGACTTGGAGTTGCTAAAAGGAATTATGAAAATGGAAGCACACAATGGGATGTATTACCTTTAAAAGAATATTGGATAGAACTTTTTAGAGTAAGCAAAAACCAAATAATATGGGGTGGTAATTATTTTATAGAACATTTATATAGTAGTAATAGTTTTATAATTTGGGACAAAGAAAGAATTGGCAATATATATGCAGATTGTGAAATGGCTTGGACTTCTTTTAATTCGGCAGCAAAGATATTTAAATTTCAATGGCACGGAATGTTGCAAGGAGATATGAAAAACAAAGAATTAAGAATCCATCCTACTCAAAAACCTGTTAAACTTTATGAATGGCTACTTATGAATTACGCTAAGGAAGGAGATAAGATATTAGATACACATTTAGGCTCAGGAAGTATTGCCATAGCTTGTCATAACTTAGGGTATGACTTGACTGCTTGTGAATTAGATAAAGAATATTACGAAGCAGCTATAAAAAGAATAAAAGAACATCAATCTCAACTTAGGTTAATATGAATAAATTTTTTGTGCCTAATGAAGTCTATGAAGATAGAATAGCAATATGTAGGAGTTGTGTTTACTATAAAAAATTATTAGGAAATTGCTCCATTTGTAAATGCTTTATGAAGGTGAAAGCTAGAATCTCCAACCAACATTGTCCGCAGAAGTATTGGGATAAAACATCTGAGGTGATAAAAGCTCCTGATGATTTACCACAAGAAATAATAGATGAAATATTAGATATGTGGGATGACTTAAAAACAGGAAAAGCAAAGAACCAAGCAGCTAAAAAAAGAATGATTGAAACTTACAATACAATTTTTATGACCTCTTATTCACCAGGCACTAATTGTGGTTCTTGTATATCTACTTGTTATGATGGAATTAAAAAATTATATAACAAATACAAATAAAAAAATGGAAATACCTAAAGAAATAGAAGTTATGTTAGATGCCCAAAGATGGTGTCATAAAAATGATATTGAACATTATACAAAACAATTAATTAGATTGTTTATAGTAATAAGAAAAAATGATAAAATCTATGAATTAGAATTATCACAAAATGAAATAGAAAAAATAGCAGAAGAATATAAAAATGACAAATAAAAAAGACTATAAAAAACAAGCACAACCAAGTTATTATTCAGGAACATTATATGGATATTCAGCCAAGGATATTGTAGATGATTTTAAACTTACTGCCTGGACAGCACAAGCTGTACAATATATATTAAGAGCAGGTAAAAAAGATGGTAGTCCTGCTGAGCAAGATATACAGAAAGCTATCAATGTACTGCAATTTGAATTAGATAAATTATATGAAGAAAGTAAAACTAGAACAGGAGGATTAGCAAGATGACTTTATACAAATGCGAATGTGGTAAGACTAAGGAAATAGGTAAAGCAACCTTAGCTTTTAGGGAAGGTAGATGGAGAACTATTCAAGCTATATGTGATTGTGGCAAATGGATGGATAGTGAACCTGAAGAAGGAATGCCACAATTAAAAAGGACTGAAGCATCACTAAGTAAAAAAAAAAGACACGATAAGTTGTGGGATGGTGCTAAAGAAAAACTAATAGGAGAACGAGGTGTTAACGAACCATTCAAATAATGAAGAAAAAAAGATCAAGAACATATTTAAAAAGTCAAAGAAATAAAGCAGTAAAATATTATTTTGAAAATCCTGATATAACATTAAAAAGTTTAGCAGAAAAATTTAGAGTAAATCAAGATAAATTAAGTGATGACATAAGCGACAAATTACAAGAAAGATTTAATAATAGTGTAGCAAGAAAATTTAGCTAATGAATTTTGTAGTAAATACAACCCAAGACAAGCAGACATTATTTAACTACTTAAAAGAGTTAGGAAACGATTATATAGTAAAGGTAAAGAAACAAAGAAACAATAGGTCTACTATGCAGAATAGTTATTATTGGGCTTGTATAGTACAACCATTAGCAAATGAGTTAGGATATTTTCCTGATGAAATGCACGATACACTTAAAATAAAGTTTTCAAGTGAATGGCAAAGTATAGACATAAACGACAAACAGATAGGACTGCAAAAGGTAAAAAGCACAGCTAAGATGAATAGTAAAGAGTTTGAAATATATGCAGACCAAATAAGAATATGGGCAATGACAGAACTAGGTATAAAATTAATGCTACCAAATGAATATAACTAACGAAGATAATATGCAATTGATGTCAAGGTATGAAGATAATTACTTTGACTTAGCAATAGTAGATCCTCCTTATGGTGTGGATATAAATTCAAGTGGAACGTGGATGAAAAACCACGATAATAAAAAGTGGGATAAAAATATTCCTAATGTAAAATACTTTAATGAATTAAAAAGAGTAAGTAAAAACCAAATCATTTGGGGTGGTAATTATTTTACAGAACACCTACCGCCAAATAATAATTGGATAATATGGCATAAAATGAATGATGGTATGAGTTTTTCTATGTGTGAAATGGCACACTCAACAATTAAAAAAAATATAAAATTATTTACACTGTATAGTAATAAAGGACGTTTTAAAAAACCAATGAATAATGGAGTAAAGAAAATTCACCCAACGCAAAAACCTGTAAAACTTTACGAATGGCTATTAATGAATTACGCAAAAGAGGGGGATAAGATACTCGATACACATTTAGGTAGTGGCTCAATAGCAATTGCTTGTCATAATCTTAAATATGATTTAACTGCTTGTGAACTTGACAAAGAATATTATGAAGCAGCTATGGAAAGAATAGAAAGACATAAACAACAATTAACTATGTTTTAAATAAATTCAAGATATTTCTATTATATAGTATAACTTGATTAATCAAATTATTTCAAAATGAATACACACGGAGGTAAAAGAATGGGTGCAGGTAGAAAACCTAAAGCAGAAGAACAAAAGTTAATAGAGAAACTTACACCATTAAATGAATTAGCATTAGACTCATTAAAAAAAGGATTAGAAAAAAAAGAACAATGG